GACACAATGATGTGGTCGGGCGCACCTATTTTAACAACTGGGCTAAAGTAATGGAAGAATTTTTGGCGTGGGTAGGCGGCGTGGGCCTGGTATTGGTTCTGGGTTATTTGACCGTAGCCGCCGTCGTGCTATTTAGGATGGGTAGATAATGGCAGGAGATACATTCTTTGGCTCTAATTTGAAGCCAGGCAAGCACCACGTAGGGCGCGGGTGGAGTGGACCAGATGACCTCTATCAAGAGGAATGCTGTCAATGCCCCAAGACTCCGTGTGGATTGACCGTATGGGGCGAGTGGGATAAGGACTGTGATTTCCATGGTCCGCTGAATGCAATTCGCCAATCGCACCCCGAAGACAAGTGCCCTAATGCAAGCTAAGCTATATCACAGCAAGGCATGGCTAAAGCTGCAACGCAGCAAGGGTAAAACGATTGCTGAGATTGCCAATATGTGCGGGGTCTCGTATCAGATGATAGATATTTATTTGACCAAATTCAATCTCAAATGATAATTGACGCCTTTATTTTCTACAACGAGATAGACCTGCTGCACATGCGGTTGGAAGAATTGTATCCGGTCGTGGATAAGTTCATTCTGGTGCAGGCTCATCACACGTTCCGTGGAGTTCCCAAGGAAAAGTCTTTTGACCGCAAGGACCCGCAGTGGGCTCCGTACATCGACAAGATTCACGATATTGCCATTGGGCTGTCCGGCGGTAAGGACGCCTGGGAGCGCGAGGCGTACCAGCGTAATGTGATTAGCATGGAGCTTCAAGCTGGTTATTCGCTGAATGATATTGCCATCATTTCCGACGTGGATGAGATTCCACGCCGGGAGATTGTGCAATCGCTTCCTGACATTCTGGCTCTAGAGAATTTCAAAGACGGAATTCAGCTTGACATGAAGATGTATTACTACAAGCTGAATGTCAGGCAGGGCGGCTGGACCGCAGTCAAGGCTCTGCCGGTGTGGAAGATAGACACGGCACAGGCCGTTCGTCACCGAGACCTCCCGACTCTGGCAAGCGGAGGCTGGCATTTTAGTTACCTTGGTGATGAGGAATTCATCAGTAATAAGCTCAGGGCGTTCTCGCATTCAGAGCTAGACACACCGGCCATCCATGCGGGGATTGCAGACGCTATCGCCCAGCGCAAGGATTTGTTCGGAAGAGACAATTTAGAATTCGCTGTCGAAGTCATTGATGACAGTTGGCCGCACGCCGTGGTCAACAACCGAGAGTATTGGAAAAAGCACGAATGGTAAAAATAGGGCTGGTTGTTCCAGTCTATAAGAATTTCCAGGGATTTACCGAGCTTATGAAGACGGTGGACACGGCGGTATTGCCCATCGTTATTCCCAACTGGCAGTACAACATTGGTGTAAGCGCCGGATGGAATAGTGGTTTGAATCAAGCAGTTAAGGCTGGGTGTGATTTGGCGCTAGTCTGCAATGACGATATTCTGCTTAGTCCAGGAACGATTGATAAGCTCCGGGTATCAGTGTGGAATCATGGTGCCGATTTAGTCACTCCGACCACCGGCAGATTGACAGAGCGACCCGAGCACAGTCCTCACCCCGATTTTGCCTGTTTCATGGTGAAGCCAGAGGAGTTTATTCAAAAGTTTGGACTCTTCGATGAGGGGTTCTCGCCAGCCTACTTTGAAGATAATGACATGCACTACCGCATCAAGATTAGCGGCGGGTCAGCATATGCCAGGACAGACGCCGGGTTTTACCACCATGGCTCTGTGACTCAGAACTGGGGTGGGCAACGTGTGGTCAGCCATGAAATGTTCCGGTCCAATCAGGCTTATTACGAATTCAAGTGGGGCGGACGGCCGGGTCAAGAAGTGTACGACCGTCCATGGAACAACGAAAAACTAAAGGTGTCAGACTGGTGATTATAGGATTGTCCGTTATTAAAAACTATGTGGAGGAACACAAATGATTCTGGGGCTCAGTGGCTACGCAAGGTCCGGCAAGGACGAAGCTGCCAAGGGACTAGAGTTCTTTGGTTGGCAGCGAGTGGCATTTGCCGACAAGCTCAGGGAGTTTCTGTACAGGCTTGACCCGGTGGTGGTGCCCGCCAAGTATGTCGCATTCTCTCCCCTTGAAGAGACAAGAATTCAGAAGGTAAGATGGGTTATTGACAAGCACGGTTGGGGTGGTTACAAGGAGACTCCATGGGGGCCTGGAATCCGTGAGTTGCTGCAACGCCTTGGAACCGAATGCGGCCGGGAGCTAATTAGCGACACAATTTGGATTGATGCAGCACTCGGCATCGGGATTGTAGAGCCAAAGAATTTAGTCGTTACAGACTGCCGATTCCCCAATGAGGCTCAGGCAATCAGGCAGCGCGGCGGGTTTATTGTAAGAATTACCCGCGAAGGTATCGGACCAGCCAACAGCCATCCTTCCGAGACAGCACTAGATGACTGGGATTTCGATGCAGTATTAGACAATGACGGAACCATCGAAGAACTGCACAACCGCATAGCCAATTGCGCACTCGCATTTGCGTTATAATTGTGTTATCATTAGCCCATGAACAATGGGTTGGTAAAATCAGAACATTTTGAAGAACGTGATAAGGTCGTAGCCCTATTCCTGAAAGGGAAACAGGCTGCGGCCATTTCTCGTGAAACGGGTATTCTCCGCAAGGATGTAAACCTCTACATCAAGCAGTTCCACGAGTATGCAAAAGATAACGAATTGCTACAGGAGCGCGGTCGTCAGGTCGTCCAGGAATTCGACCACCAGCAGGACCGCCTCATCGAAGAATTGTGGAAGGCCGTCGATGAGGCCGACAACAGGGACGACTACAAGGCAAAGGGCGTTCTGCTAAAGACCCTGCACGACATTCAGAAGGGCCGCGTCGATACGATGCAAAAGGCCGGGATGTTGAGTGATGCAGCCATGGGTGATGAGCTTGCCGCCATGGAAGAGAAGCATGAAATTCTCATTCAGATTCTCCGTGACGTAACCTCCACCTGTAACAAATGCAAAATGGAGGTCGCCCGCAGGCTGGCTAAGGTCACCGGAAAGCCGGAAGCCATGACAGTAATCGAGCCGGATGTAGAATGAGCGACTTTAGCGATTTTCTCTTAATCTTGGAGGACGGCGATTTAGAAGAAACCCCGGTATCCCTAGAAGAATTCATCAACGGCGAAGAGTACCTGAACCGTCCGGAGATTACTCTTTCGCCGTATCAGCGTGAGTGCATCCTCGCCTCGACCCAGATTTACACCAAGGAAACCCTGTATCAGTTTTTGTCTCCGCTGGAAGCCGAGAAGCGCTGGCAGCAAACCTGCAATGAGGTTATCCTACAGCTAGGCAAGGGTAGCGGAAAGGACTTCATGTCCGCTATTTCCTGCTGCTATCTCGTGTACCTGTTGCTGTGTTTGAAGGACCCGGCTCGTTATTACAACAAGCCGTCCGGTGACACCATCGACATTATCAACATCGCCCAGAACGCCGCCCAGGCGTCCAACGTCTTCTTTGCCAACGTAAGCCGACTCATCAAGGTCGCTCCGTGGTTTTTGGGAAAGTATGATACCAAGGGTGGCGGAACAGACCCGGCCAAGGCAAATGAAATCAACTTCATCAAGGGTGTTTCGCTGTACTCCGGCCACTCCGAGCGTGAAGCCTGGGAGGGTTATAACGTTATCATGGTTATCCTGGACGAGATTGACGGTTTTGCCGTCGAATCAAACTCCGGAGCCATGGGCAAAACGGCCGGTGGTATTTATGACATGTACCGAGCCTCCGTAGACTCTCGATTCCCAGAGTTCGGAAAGGTATTGGCGCTGTCCTTCCCTCGTTACAAGGGTTCATGGATTCAGACACGCTACGAGGAAATCATCGCCAGCAAGCGTACCGTCATGCGCAAGGAAATTCTAAAGCTTGACCCAGCCCTGCCGGACGGTTTTGAGGGTAACGAAATCCCGGTAGAATGGGACGAAGACCACATCGAACAATACCGATTCCAGAACATGTATGCTTTGAAGCGCCCGACCTGGGACGTTAACCCGGCCCGCCGGATTGAAAACTTCACCCGAGCATTCTTCGACAACTACTTGGACTCGTTGTCCCGATTTGCATGTATGCCGCCGGATGCTATTGATGCGTTCTTCAAGGATAAGACAAAGGTCGATGACGCATTCAGGTCGAACAACCTTGTAGACAACGACACCGGCCGGTTTGATGAGCATATCAAGCCCGAAGATGACAAGATGTATTTCGTCCACGTTGACCTCGCCCGCAAGCACGACCGCTGCGCGGTTGCCATGGGGCACGTCGTCAAATGGGAAAGCCGCCAAATCGGCGTGGTGACCACTGAGCCCGCGCCGGTCATCAAAATCGACGCCTTGCGTTACTGGATTCCCAAGAAGGACCAGCCGGTTGACTTCACGGACGTTAGAAATTATATCCTTGACCTTGCTCGCCAGGGTTACAATATCAAACTGGTCACGTTCGACCAGTGGGAGTCTGCCGATATGAGAAAATACTTGGAGCAGGCCGGGCTAAAGACGGACAAGTTGTCGGTAGCCATTAAACACTATACAGACTTTGCGGTCGCTGTGGCCGAGGGTCGTTTGGAAGGTCCGGACGTTCCCCTCTTGCGCGAAGAGCTTTTAGCCCTTAGAATCATGCAAAACGGAAAGATTGACCACATGCGTCAGGGATATAAGGACTTGTCAGACGCCACGTGTGGTGCTATCTTTAACTGTATTGCACTGACTCCCCGTGACAGAAACATGCTGGTCGAGGTACGCACCCTGACCGACGTGCGCCGGGAGAATCGAAATGAAATCGTCGCTGAGCAGTTGAAGGCTGCCCAGCAAAAGAATAACGTGATTAGAGCGCCGAAAAACCCTGCCAACATGCCGACAGAAATTTTCGACTGGCTAAAGGGCATCAAGACGTTATAATTGCGAAAACCAAGGAGATAAAGTATAATGGGAAATAGATTTTTCTAGGAGAACACTATGCAGACGGCATTGTCAAGACAAGAAACCATCGAAATTCTGCGGAATCGTGATGGTTATGTCTGCATGTTCCCCGGTTGCGAAGAACCACTAACCGAGACCGGCAAACACATGGTGACACTGGACCACATTTATCCACAAATGTTGGCGAAGAAGGCCGGGTGGACGCTGGCTCAGGTAAATGACATAAGCAACTTACAGCTAATGGGCAAGAATTGCAACGCTCGAAAGGGTCACCTAGTACCTGACGAGAACGGAAACTTGCCGGTCAAGCCTTTGGAAATCAAGATTCCAAAGCACGACCGACCAGCAATTTGTGACACATGTTTCGCCGGTAGGATTTTATTGCCGGGTGAAGAATGCTATGATTGCGGTAGCGGACCTCAGCCAGCAGTTGCCCCAGCAGCCTTGCAGAGAAAGCCCAAGGATTGTGACCATAGCAGTTTTCACTGCTGGATGTGCTTCCTTGATTTCGTTCCTCGCAAAGAAGCAATAAACCGTCTCATCGAAGGGCCATAGTAATGTGCTACGAATGCCAGGCGGGTCGAATGTATGACACCTTCCTCTGTGTGAACGACCGCAAGGTTTGGAAGATTGTCAGTGTGTTCGTGGTAGACTCTGTTTGCCCAACCTGCGGTGAGCCGGGCCTGAGCATGGGTCCGAAATGGAGACCACCGAAGCTGACGGACGAAAAGTCTTGGAAGCTTATTGACAACGGAGATTATCTGTGGGATAAGCGAGCAATCCGCCGGGTGGCTGACAAACTCCGAAAGCGGAGTTTCAAGCACTAGGTAATCATTCCCGAGAGGGGGTGGTTGACGTGACGTAGACATAGGCAGTATGATTGTGGCGTGACGTGCTGGTGCGGAGAAGGCCCTCATTCGGCGGACAAACACAAGCGCCGGGGGGATAAGTTGTGTGAAGCTGCACGGCTAGCCCGCAACGAATACGCAAAGTGGTATTACCACCACGTCACAAAGCGCCGGGTGCAAATTCTTGTTCCCGAGCACGACGAGTTGTAGTCCTGGGTATGACTGAAACTGCCCACATGCGCCAATAGCTCAACGGTTAGAGCAGTTCTCTTATTAAGAATCGGTTGTGGGTTCGAATCCTACTTGGCGTACGTGCAAATCAAAATTGACAGGTGTTGGAACTACGGCGGCTTCGGTTTTACGTGGAGTCGGGATGAGACCGAGAGGTATTTTGGATTCGTATGCTTCCAGCGGGAGCTTCTGATTATGTGGGGCACGAAGTGAAGGACTGGCGCGGCACTCCGATTGTTCCGGGTGCTTTGGTGATTTATGGTGCAGGCGTAGGCAGGAGTATTGCCCTGGTCGAAGCCGAGGTTGCGGAGTTGAATCCGGAAAAGGGCACAGTCAAGCTAAAGGTGATTCGCCGGGGTTATGGTGGAGGAACCCAGGATTACGTTCGTGTTGGAGCTAACCGACTTATTGTGGTGAATGACCTTCCGCCGACGGAGATTCCTACTCAGAATGAGCGTAATGCCGAGGCAACGCGCCGGATGGAAGAACATGACCGTGTGGAAAAGACTCATGCTTTCCCAGAGTACCGATACATGCGCTGGGATGACCCTAACTACTTCGATTCCTCGGACCGTGTTTGTACGAAGTGCGCGGGTCGTTATGGCGATGTGATGTATCCATACGGCTCTCCACAGGAATGTGTGGTAGAATAAAGCAGTATTCTCCCTTAGTGTAACGGCAGCACAGCGGTTTTTGGGTCCGCTAGGTCGAGGTTCGAATCCTCGGGGGAGAGCTTGACAATATCCCTATAAGAAGCTAAGGTCATGCTATGGCAAAGCACGAAAACCTAGTATTCGTTGATGTGGAGGCGTCGGGAGGAATTAGCCCCGCCTCAGGCGTGATGACAGAATTTGGAGCGGTCCATTATGGAACACGGAAAGCATTTCACGGAGTGCTCTTTCCTTCTGTGCCGAGTGCGGAGAACCCTGCCGTCTCAACCATCACCGGCCCCGGTTTCGACGCGGCAGCGGTTATGGCAGGCTTCGCTTCGTGGCTCAAAGTAACGGTGCCGAACAGGCCGGTGTTCGTGAGCGACAATGTGGCCTACGATTTCCAGTGGGTTAATTTCGAATTCGATAAGCACCTGGGCGAGAATCCATTTGGGCACTCTGGTCGTCGTATCTCAGATTTCTGGGCCGGTCTCAATCACGAGTGGTCCAACACGCAGAAGTGGAAGAAGTTCCGCCGCACCCCGCACGACCACAACCCCGTCAATGATGCGATGGGAAACGTCGAAGCGTTCGAAACAATTATGGAAAAACTTGACAAGCTCGCGCTGAGACTGTAGAATTATACTTGTGAACGGGCCGGAAGGTCAGTCGGTTATCTCAATTATACAAAATGAATCGCCCGATAAGGGCTATCCGACTCCTGCTCCATGACCGTTTACAACAATGCGAAAGTAACTCAATTGGCAGAGTGCTGTCCTTCCAAGTCAGATGTTGCGGGTTCGACCCCCGTCTTTCGCTCGTGGTTTGTGCAAGAGAAGGTTGTGCCAACCAAGCAAAGGTCAAATTCTGTTCGCGCAAGTGTGCTGCAACTGCCAATAATGTTGGGAGAAGGCGGCATGGCAATGCCCCGATAAAATGCCGGGGATGCGAAGAGTTAATTCCCTTCCGCGAGGATAGGAAATACTGTTCGGTGGATTGTAGACAAACTCATGAGATTGAGCTATGGTTTGCTGGTGAACTTGATGGTTGCTGGAAGTACACACACGCATCGTATGTCCGTAGATTTCTAGAAGAAAAGCAGGATGGGAAGTGCTTGTGCGGGTTTGATACAACAAGGCCGGACGGAAGTAGTATTCTACAGGTAGACCACATCGACGGCAATTGGCGTAACAACAGGCCAGAGAATGTTCGACTACTTTGCCCCAACTGCCACGCCTTGACAGAAACGTGGGGTGCTGGTAATATGGGTAATGGAAGAACTTGGAAAAGAGAATATAACCAATTCTCACCTAAAAACTAAATATGGTCCCATCGTCTATCGGTTAGGATGCAAGATTTTCACTCTTGCGGACGGAGTTCGACTCTCCGTGGGACTGCGTAATTGGGTCGGATGCGTAGGGTTATCTTTTATGTGAAAAAACCAATATCCCTCGTAACAACATATCCAATTTCATAAATGCCCGGTTGGTGTAATGGTAACATGACGGCCTCCAAAACCGTAAGCTCAGGGTTCGAATCCTTGGCCGGGTGCGTAATCTGGATATAGCTCAGCTTGGTAGAGCGCTGCATTTGGGATGCAGAAGTCGCAGGTTCAATTCCTGTTATCCAGACTCTATTGGGAAGTAGCTCGGTCTGGTTTAGAGCCATCGTCTGATAAGCGATAGGTCGTGGGTTCAAATCCCACCTTCCCAACGTAATACATTTCGGTGTTTAGCTCAGCGGTAGAGCAATAGTCTTACAAACTATCGGCCGGGGGTTCAAATCCCTCAACACCGACTCTGGTACGGAAGGTAAACGGTTATCCAATGATAACAGGTTCGATTCCTGTCATAACCGCAAGGCTATGACGCGCTTGGAGCGCAAAACGCAACACGTCGGAGCACGCAAGCCCTTCCCGTTTCCACACACATTACCAGAATCAATGCCTTTGTAGCTCAGTGGTTTTAGAGCGGCCGTTTCTAACGCGGCGCGTCGCGGGTTCAATTCCTGCCAAGGGCACTTAGTGGGTCGGAAGTCAATGGTTATCGCATTGGAAGCCGGTTGTCGGAGGTTCGAATCCTTCTGGCGCGACTCGTCGCGCTGTAGCTCAGTGGCAGAGCACCGTAAAACACCGTTGGCAATAATATATCCACTACAAACTTTCGGGCCGGACGTTGTTCGGTTATCTTTCTGTCAAAAAGCGAGGCTGGGTTCGAATCCCAGTGCGGCGGTGAAACGCTGTATAGTGTAGTGGAAGCACCGAAAACACCGATTGACAAACACACGCCCGATACTATGGAAGAGTCGCCATTGGCATGGCAAACTGTCTTGAAAACAGCTAAGGTTTACCCCGATGCAGGTTCAACTCCTGTCTCTTCCGCAGGAAACAATCCCACGTAGGGGTTGACACCCCGCCTGGGTTACGGCATAATTTGATTCATCAAAACAAACAGCCCGCATCGGCGGGCCGAAGGAGTATGTCATGAGCAAGGCACTTGCAAACGCACTAAAGGCTGAGAAGGCCGCAAAGAACAACACCCCGCAGACCGTCCAGGCTGCACCGAATCAGGTGAAGAACAACGCCGGGGGATTCACATTCAAGGTTTCCGATAAGTCTCGCTTAGAGCGATTCCTTATCCTGGGAACAGACGGCGGTACGTATTACGTCGGAGAGCAGAAGCACACCTCGCAGAACATCGAGTTCCTGCGTAAGTTTGTTGCCGATGATTTGCAGACCTTCTTGGACGTTGTAACTGACGTTTCGGTCAATGGTCGTGCCTACCGCAACTCTCCCGCCATTTTCGCCATTAGCCTTGCTTTGACCGAGGCACCGGCTGAGGATAAGGCGCGGGTTCGTGAGGTATTCGGTCTGGTTGTTCGTACGTCTACGCATCTTTTCGAAGCTGCTGAGTACGTCGACAACCTTGGCGGTTGGGGCCGTGCAAAGCGTAAGGCATTTGCCGAGTGGTATGAGGAAAAGGACGCCGATGCGCTTGCGTATCAGGTGGTCAAGTACCGTCAGCGTAATGGCTGGACCCACCGTGACGTTTTGCGTCTGAGCCACGCTGTGCCTCCGGTCAACATCGCTTCTTTCGTGCTGGACAAGCCAATTGTCCGTACGATGGATTTGAGGGCTGGCGACAACATTCTTACGGGATTCCGCTCGATGCAGACCGCCGGGTCGGCCAAGGAGGTTGTTTCCATTCTTGGTGAGTACAAGAATCTTCCCTGGGAGACCATCCCAACTCAGTTCTTGAAGGACGTAAATGTCTGGAAGACTCTGTTCCACAACGGCCAGCTTAGCGGTCAGGCCCTTGTCCGTAACATCACTCGTCTTGCGCGTATTGGTGCTTTCAAGGACTTGAATTTCGCTGCTGAGTATGCGACTCGTCTGACCAATGAGGAAATGATTCGCAAGTCTCGCTTGCACCCAATCAACTTCCTGAATGCATCGGTCGTTCACAAGGACGGCCAGATTGACCGTAATGGAACCTTTGGTTACTACTACGGTGGGGCACGCCGGAAGGACTGGGAGACCTCTGCGGTTATCCTCGATGCTCTTGATTCCGGTTTCACGACCAGCTTCAAGACCATCACCCCGGCCGGTAAGCGTACGATGGTGGCAACTGACATTTCCGGTTCAATGGGCCAGACCGCGCTGGGCCTCGACCTTTCGTGTGCTCAGGTTTCGGCGGCAATGGGAATGACGATTGCTCGCTCTGAGCCTGCCTACGTCATCAAGGGATTCTCGACCAGCCTTATCGACCTTGGAATTACGGCCAGGACTTCTCTTGCTACGGCAATGAAGGAAGTTTCAAACCGTAACTTCGGCGGTACGGATTGTGCGGCTCCGATGATTTGGGCAGAAAAGAACGGAATGGAGATTGACACATTCGTAGTCCTAACTGACAACGAGACGTGGGCAGGACGTAGCCATCCGTTCCAGGCTTTGAAGAGCTACCGTCAGAAGACGGGAATTGACGCCCGTCTGGCAGTTCTGGGTGTCGCTGCAACTGATTTCACTATCGCGGACCCGTCAGACCGTGGTATGATGGATTTCTGCGGCTTTGACAGCAATGCACCTCGCGTGCTCGCTGACTTCTCGGCCGGACGTATCTGACACAACAAGTTAACCGGGCCACCTTTCGGGGTGGCCCGGTTTGCTTTGGAGAAATCATGCACAGCTATTTGCACGCTCAGGCTAGCGCAAGAAAATGGGGCGGGGCTCCCGAGGATTATCTAGACATTCATCAGTGGATTGACCAATTCAAGTCAACCTTCGGGGATATCAGACACCGGGCCATGCTCCACCATGCCAAGGGTCCATGGATGGCTCAGGAAGTATTTGGCCCTGCTATCACGGTAAAACGCCGGGATGGCGAAGGAACGAAAAAAGTAATGGTGCGAGATATCGCTGAGCACCACATTGTAGAAGACTTGGGCTGGTTGCCCTCCCCCGCCGATTTCCTTTCTTGCATGGAATGCAAGGTGTGGATGGGCGGTAAACAAACAAAACTAATGACTAGAGAAGAGTTTACAAGTGAGTGATTTTGAGGGTCGCGCAATCAAGGGCGACATTACCCGCTACACTGACGGAATCAAGGCGCAGGATGACCCGCAGGAATTTCTGGACGCACTGGACAAGCTGCTGGCGAAGCCGGGGGTAGAGGCCGTAAGATGGAATCAGTACACTCCGTATTTCAATGACGGTGAGGCATGTACGTTCCGGATTTATGGCGCGTCGGTCAAGCTGGCCGGGGATGACGAAGAGGTCGGTGATTACGGCGATGGTTACCGTGACACCTACAACCTCTATGAATATGGACCCGGCGGGTACCAAGACAAGGTTTACATTTCTGTCAACGGGATTGACGGCCGGGGTGTCTATGAGGCTCTTAATGAGTTTGAAGGTGTTTTGGATTT